GTTGTTTCACCTACAATACCTTTACCTTTAAAAGTAATCGGTTTGTCAGTAGAAATATTTAATTGTTTATAGACTTGGTTACTACCACTAAACCCACTCGCAATCCCATCCTCCGTAATATTAGGACTGCCGACTACGGTAAATTTAGAACGGTCGAAGGTAGAATGGGCGAGTTTATTAACCTTCTCGTATAATGTCGCATCGTCTTTGACAGACCATTCAGGTATAACAGGAGCTTTATCTGCTCCTATCTCGTACACTTCATCAGGTACAATTTGTATTTTATTAATATTTTCCATTATTCATCCTCTACTTTCGTAAACTTTAAAATATTATCTTCAATCTCAATATTCCAGCCAAGAGTAGCTCTCTGTGCCATTTCTTCACATATTTGTCTATTGTGTTCTATGTCAGTTTCAGCAGCTGTAATAGTTGCATTGATTTCAGATAATGCTGAAGTTTTAGCTGAATTAACAGAACTAACAGCAGAAGTCTGAGCAGCCTGAACTGAAGTAATAGCATTAGTTTTTGTACTGTTTATTGTACTAATACTATTAGTAGTTGCTGTTCCTATTGAAACTGTACCCTGTGTTGTAGCTGTACCTATTGAACCTATAGCTGAAGTAGTTGCAGAACCTATTGAGTTTATTGAGTTCACTCCCTGTGTTTTAACAGATTCCACAGCTGATGTTTTTGTTGAATTAATTGTATTCAAAGCATTTGTAGCTGTTGAATTAATTGTATTAACAGCTGCTGTTTTAGCACTATTAATAGTTGTAACAGCTTCAGTTCCTTTACTCCAAACAGAACCTGTAACATCTGAAGTTCTTGCTGTAATAATACTGCTACATTCTGTTGTTTTTGCTGTTATGCTATTGATAGCATTATTTCTTGCTTCTTCAACATAACTTATTGCACTGTCAATCTCATCATCAGTTCTATCTCTGAACTTCAAGATATTATCTTCAACATCCATATCCCAGCCAACAGCTCTCATAGCATAATCTCTTGCTTGAGTAGTCTCAGCATGAATACTTCTAAGACTTTCTGTACCAACAGCTCTAATAGAATCTACATTGGTTTGTCTGTTTCTGTTTTGTTCATTCAGAGCATTAGTCTTTGTGCTATTAATAGTATCAAGAGCTTCTGTTCTTGCTCCTGAGATTGTGTTTAAAGCTTCTGTTTTATCAACATTAATAGTTGCAACACTTGCATTTGTTGTAGCAGCTATAATTGACATAGCTTCTTCATAAGTAGCATAAGTTTCTGCTGCTTTTACAGAAGCATTATAAGCTGAGGTTGCTGCTTGATTCTTGTAATCTTCAGCTTGTTCCATATAAGCTTTTGCTGATGTGCTTGACTGTTGAAATGTTGTTTCTAACCCATCAATCCTTGCATTAGTTGTTGATTGATAAATTGATATAGCAGTATCAACAGCTTCAATTTGCTCTGCAAAAGCTTCTGTCATATCTAATTCAAATTTAGTTTCATTGTCAGTAACCTCTTGGATAGCATCAAAAACTTGGTCTTGTGCTAGGTTCTGAACATCTTCATTAAGTATTGAAGTGTCTGTAAATGTTACAAGTTTTTCAGCTATTGGAGTTTCTCTTGCTACAACAACTAAATCACCATTAATCAAAGATGGTGATAAAATCTCTATTTGACTTTCACTCAGCCAAGTCCAGCCTGAAGTCTTTGTTCCATTTACATAAACACCTATATGTGTCTTATCTATATAAGAGAAGGGAACACTAAAAATAGCATCCCCTCCACTATATGTGTACTCTTTACGAGCTAAATATTCTGTCATTTTTTCAACTTCACTTTCCTATTTGTCTTGATACCTCCAAGATTGGAAGTAGAGTGTAAAATATCTCCTATTGTCCAAATCTCTTAACTTGGTTTCCAATGTTATGTTCTAAACCTTCAGTTATAGATTGATTCAATTTCTCATTTTGAACTTCCTCTACAGCTTCGGACATTGTGCGACCCTTCCCATCAATATACAGTTCACCATAATCTCTAATGACATTTTGTAGTGCTGCATTATTGTATTCAACAAAGATAGACCGGATTGCATTGAGTTTTGTAGCTTCAGAAGATGAATATTTATATCCATTCATATTTACACCAAGAGGTAAATCTTGATATTCCTGAGAAGTTACTAAATCTCTTACTGCTTCTTGTAGGGATTTTCCATCTATCTCTATTGTAGAAAGTTCTTCTTGCATAGTGTCATAAACACTTCTACCAGTTTCAGGGTCTTTGAACTCAGTATATTTAAGAGTTGTTTCCTTTATAGTTTTACTTATGTCAGATGGTGAGAAGCCAAACTGAGACAAGTATTCCATTTCTTCATATTCAGGTTGTGAAGCATTATCAGGAGCTACATTGGTTACAAGTAATCCAACATTATCCTGTCTGTTTCCAAACACATCTCTCCTGTAATCTCCTAACCCTCTGTTGAAATAATTATTGAAGATTCTCTCATAAGCTGATTTAGGAGCTGTAACACTTCTATCACCAACTGATGATAGGTTTCTAACCATTGATGAATCAGGTAAGAATCCTTGAGCTGTTTGAGATAGTGCTTTTGCAAATTCTTCAACATTTTCATCAGGTGAAGTCATAAATGCCAGCTGTCTTAAACCTGTTCTAAATGCTGCTTTATCTAAGAAGTTATTTACTGAAGTAGCTAATACCTGTTGTGAGAATTTTTCCCATTTAGCTTCATCATTTGAGTTTGTTATATTTCCATAGATATTTACACTGTCAGCAGCAAAACCACAAATAGTCTGTATAGGTTCATAGCCTTGATATGAGATGAACTTATCACCTATTCTTATTGAATAAGGTTTCCATCCTGTCTCAAATAAAGCAGCTCTTTCCTTTTGGTCAGTAGGAGCTGAACCTGTAATCATACCACTCATAGCTAAACCGGCAGCCGTCATAAATGAGAACATACCAAATGCAACCTGAGACCTTGCTAAAGCACCTTCTCTAGTATTAGACATTAAAAGCTGTCTTTGAGAATTAGATAATACAGCATAGATTCCGTTATGTTCCAAGTTCTGTTGTAAGATGTTTGCACCTGTTTTAACAAAAGGAAACATAATCTTGAACAGAGGATTTTTAGCTGCTAATTCATTTGTTTTTCCAGCAAACTCAGTTACCCAAGATTGAGGTCTAACCTGTTTCATCTCTCCTGTGGTTCTGTCAAATACTTGTCCATTCAAAGGAAGTTGATAAAGTATATCTTTAGCTTCTGCTAGTGTATCAACATCTAAAGGTTTGCCAGCATTATCAAAAGCATTTTTAAATATTTTATCAGCTACAGTTGCTTTAACTTTTTCATCTGTTACATTAAACTGTTTAGCAAGATTTTCAGCTTGTTCAAGTGCCTTAGCTCTTTTGATAGCTCTGTAGTTTAATTGAGACATAAACTCATCAGAAGCTCCCATAGCTCTTGTCATAGCAGAGTGGAAGTTCTGTATAGAGTGCCATATTCCTTCAGGAGTAGAAAAATCAAAGTTCCATTCTCTGAAGCCATTAAACACTTCACCATCAGCTAATGCCATTGTATCTCTCATCATTGAAAGATTACCTTCACCATTTAAGAAAGCTTGTTTACCTAAACTCCAAGCTTCTTTCCAGCTGGACATTAAGTTTCTGTATGTGTTCCAACCTTCTCTAACCATACCTTCACCACCACCAAGATAACCGGCAATTATCTTCTTAGCTGGGAAGTAAACAGTGTTCAAGCCACCTGAGATGATGTTCTTTGCTAATGTACCAACACCTGATAACAGGTTGTGGATATAGAAAGAAGTCATACCACCTTGAGCATCACACCACTTCTTAACTACCTGAGCTTTTGTTTCAGGAGTTTCAGCTAATTTAGTTGCATTGAATACTTCTCTGTATCTTGCTTCTGTGATTGCATCTTCAAGTTTTGAATATACATTCTTTGGTGTTACATTACCACCACCATTAAATAAATCATTCAATATACCATCAAACTTAGCTGCTAATTCTTTATCTTCAGCTAATAATTGAATGAATGGAGATTCTGTATTCTGTAACAAATCTTCCATTAATTGCTGTTTCATTTGTTGTGGTGTGAGTTTAGCACCTTGAGTAAAGTTCAAATCAATGATTTTATTTATTTCAACTGATAATAAATCAGAAATTGTATTAATACCTTCTTTGGTCAGCTGTGATAATCTTAAAGAACCAAATGTTTGGACAGCTCTGTTTACAAACTTTCTTGCCTGTAAGCTTCTACCTGAAGCTGAACCTGTTTCCTTTGTGTATCTTGAGATTGTGTCAATTAAATCAATAATTGACTTCATCTGTTCCATTGGAGGATTTTCACCTAAGTTAGCCAGTCTGTCTCCAAGCTGTGAGCTTAGTTTTTGAGCAGCTAATACTTTTCTAGTGATTTCATCCATAGTCTTGACATCATTCATTGAGAGAGCTTCTGTGAGTTCTTTATTAAGACCTAACTCCTCAGCAGCTACCATGACCTCAGCCATCTTGTCAGAATCTCTTGCAATAGCTTCCCAAGTTGTTCCTGAGATTTCAGCATCAAGTTCTATGGTTTTATTTAAAACTGTTCCTACATCTTCTACATCAGCTATTTTAGCTGTTCCTGAAGCTACATTATCAACTAATTCTTCAGCTGATTTAGCTCCTGATACATTAGCATTAAAATCCAGTTTAAGTTGTTCTGATTCTGTTACCACATTTTTGACAGGAGTTTTTGCTTCCGGTTGCACATTTTGCTTAGGAGTTTCAGGATTGAGAGCATTATGTTTACCTACAGATTTTTTATAAACATAATCTGAAGCCATCTCACCTTCATTCATTCCATTGTATCTAGCAAAGTGTTTCTCTGATTGATTAGGAACTTCACCTTTTGCAATATCTCTAGCATGTTCAATCTCATCTCTGAGAACTGCATAAGGATTTTTAGCATTTTTATCTATCTGAATAGTAATATTAGGTTTAAGATTTTTACCCTGAGCTGTCTTTTTAAGTTCACTCAATTCATTCTGAGCTATCCTTAATTCTTCCTTAGCAGCATCAAGAGCTTCCATTACAGGTTCATTACCACCTTCAAGCATTGTTACTTTGTCTTGTAGTTTCTGTACCTGTAATGCTTTCTTATCTATAGCATTTTGAGTGTTCTTTGCTGTTTTACCTAAGAAGGTTGTAGCTGAAGTGTTACCTTCAACAGCTTTACCATTGATAGTTAAACCATCAACAAACTCAACCTTAACATTATTATCCAGTTTGAATTTATCTTTATAGTTTTTAATTATTTTATTTGCTGTCTTTTGATTGAGTTCTTCATTCTCCCCAATCCAACCTCTGTTAGTCCAAGTGTGTCTGACAGCTTCATTCTGATGTTCTAAAGCAGTATCACCGGCATTAGCTGAACCCAGTGCATCAGCTTTTGCTTGGTCAGCTTCTGCTAATTGTCTCTTGTATTCTTCAGGAGATACTTTGTGAGCATCATCCCATTTAGAGATTTTTATAGCATAGCTTCCATCTTCGTGAACTACTATATCTTCTCCAGCATCTAACATTTTTAAGATGTTCTGAGCATCTTCAATGTTATCAGGATGGAATGTATTTATAATAGCTTCTGAAGCATCCTCAGAAGTTTCTTTAAGTTCTTTAACTGTATTGACTATATCAGCTGTGTCAGCAATCTTACTGAGCTTTACTTGGTCTTGTATAATCTCATTAGTTACTGCTTCAACACTTTCTTCAGCCACAGTTCCTGATTTAAGGTCTTTAACTCTTTTAAGAACTCTGCCTAAAATTGGTTCTGCTGCTGAAACTACACCATTGATACCAATAGAGAATATAGCTCCGTCAATAACATTTTTGAGTTTACCCATAGCTTCTGAATCATTCTCATCTGTTTGAAGCCAGTCAATAAACTTGTTCTGAGTATCTCCAAACATATCAGCTATTCTACCTTCATCAGCATTATGAATAGTAGCATCTAATATAGCTCCCTGAAGGACACCTTGAGTTCCTATATTAAGTGCTTTTACACCAACAGCTTTAAGACCTTCTTTTCCGGTTTTAAAGAACTTATTACCTTTTAATATAGCTTCAGCCATACCAGCAACCTTAGATGCACCAGCCATACCTTTAGCTGCTGTGATACCTTTAACAACTCCAGCTGCTTCACCACCAACAAACAAACCACCAATACCTAACAGATATTTAGAGAATGTTTGGAAAGCTTCACCAGCTCTTGTTCTTGGTGTGTAGTTTAATTCATATTTTTTAGGTATAAAGAATTTTGATGCTTCCACTGCACTAGCAACAACTTCATCACCAACAGTCTGCCAGTAGCCTAAATCTTCATAATCTTCTCTTTCAGCTTTTTGAGGTTTAGCTGCCTGTGCAGTTGGTTCTTGACTAACCCCTCCTTGAACAATCCCCATATTGCCTAAATCTTCTGCTGTAGGTTGTTGTGGATTAGCTAAGGCTTCCCACTCATCAGCAGAAAGTCCATCAATTTTAATATCTTCCATTAATTTACCTCATTTGTCTTTGAAAACTCTCAACATTTATAAGTTGTCTATTCTTGTTCCAAAAGTCCACATGTAAATGTGTTCCTGTAGAAAATCCAGTAGAACCGGCATTACCTAGATACATACCAGCCGGTATAACTTTTCCTTGTAAATGTCTTGTGCTTGTAGATAAATGACCCACTCTCATATAAGTTCCATTGTCATATTTAATAACAGCATAATTACCAAAGTCAGGTAAGAAGCCAGCATAGATACAAGTTCCCTTCATACCAGCTGAGTGGATTCTTGTTCCATCTGTTGCAGCTAAATCATATCCTTTGTGAGGAGCTAATTTACCATTAATCTTTCTGTTATCATTAGGAGCTGAAGTAACTTGAGGATTAATCTTTTGTCCTAACTTACCTCTTTCAAGTCCTAACTGTTTGAAAGCATTAACAGCTCTTTCAGCATTATATGAAGGAGCTTGCTGTGATTTTATGTAATTAGCATTTAATAAGAATGAATCATTTGTTGCTTGACCACTTTTCATTTGAGCTTTAGCTTGAGCTATTCTTTCAAGCTGTTGTATTCCGGTTTGAAATTCCTCAGTCTTGATTTTACCTTCTTTTAAATCAATAACAAGCTGGTTAGCTGCATTATTGATACTTTGAGCATCTTTTGAATCAGCTCCCAAAGCCTGACCATATACACCTGATTTACCAAGTTTAGTGTGTAAATCATTGTAAGCAGTTTTAGCAGCTGCCAAATCAGCTTTAGCTTCTCTGTTGATTCTGTCTGAGAATTGTAAACCTTCTTTCCAATTTAATTTACCATCAATAATAGCCTGATTAACTTCTTCACCTGTCAATTCACCAAGAGCAGCTTTAGCTCCAAGTTCTTGTAATATAGAAGGGTCAGATTTAACTTCATTCATTTCCATCAGGGTTTGTTTATCACTTGCCATTTGTTTTATGAAGCTGAATCCTTCTTCTTCCAAACCATATTGAGCTACAATCTCTTGAGTTTTAGCTAACACTTCAGGATATGCTGCATTAGGATTCTGTTTAGACCATTCATACATATCCTTCATAGCATCTTGTTCAGCTATTTTTAAATCTAATTGATGATTTTCATATTCTATGTGTTTATCATCATAGATAGCTCTTTGAGCTTCTTTATACAGTTGTTGTGCTTGATAATCATAATTAGGGATAACATCTCTTAAAGGTTGTCCATTAATCTCCAAATCAGCAACAGCAGCTCTGAACTCAGCTCCTGTAATCATATCAGCATTTTTAGCAAGAAATCCCTTCATACCAGCAAATATGATTCCAGCCTGTGTATCAGCCGGCATACCAAGCCCATCAAGCTCTGCTATCTTAGCATTGATAGTTTCTCTTAAAACTATGCTTTTATCCATATCAGGATTTTCCATCAAATTAACACCGGCTTTTAAACTTAAATCAGATGATTGTTTAACAGCTAATTGTTTATATTGATAGTCAGCATGTTTTTCTATATATTTACCTTCCAAGACTTTCATATTACTATCCCATTGAACTAAGGAATGTCCATAGTCCTTTGGTGATAGTCCTGTCTGTTTGAAGGCTTCTATCATCTTTTTGTTTGTATCATTGACTAATTGATAATACTTTTCAGGGTCTAGTTTTTCAAGGTCAGGTGTAGAAGACAACTCTAAAGCTGCTGCTCTATAAATGTCCTGAGCTTGTAAGAATCTGTAAGCATCATCATTATATGGATTGAATTTAGCTGCACCTTTAATATTCCTAGAGACTTCTCTCCAGTCCTTCTTATTACCACCAGCAGCTTCAGTCTCCCATATTGCCTTAATAGCATTTTCCTGAGACTGTATTCTCCACATTGTATCTATATCCATCAACCCCTGACCAATGGAAGCTAAAGCCTGTGCATTACCCTTCCAAGCATTTGCTCTTGTTAAATCAGGTTGATATTGAACTAATTTATTTTGTGCTGTTGCTGCCGGTTTTAAGTTCCTATCTTCAGTAGCATTAGGAGTGATTCTGTTATTGTTGTTTTGATATACCATTATACTCCTCCTCTTTGCGTATATGATTTATAGTATTGTAATTGTTCTTGTTTCATTTTGTTGTTTGCATAAGAACTGAATAAACCACCAACACCACTTAACAATGTTGAAGCTGTTGAAGCTCCACTATATTGCTGCATTGTGTTAATTGAGTTGATAGCCTGAACTCTGTAAGCATCTAATTGGTTATTATATTCAAGTCCTAACATATTAAGGTTCTTAGCATGAGTATAATTACTTACAGCTGTTGCTCTTTCATAACCAGCAAATAAATTATCTATCGTTAAACCTTCAATACCACTGGAAGCTGCTGAAGCCTGAGAAGTAGCTTTAGCTTTCATATTCTCAATTCTAATCTGCTCTCTTTCTTCTGCATCAGCTTCTTGCTCCTGAGCATATCTGAGGTTTAATTGTTTTGATTGTTGAATATAGTTGTTTAAAGCAGCTTTAGCTTGTAGTGCCTGATATTCAGTATAAGCTTTTGCTTGCTGATGTGAACCTATAGCACCACTCACCATACCTAAGCCTTGTAAGCCTAAGCCTATTGCTCCTATATTACACATTTTTCACTTCACTTTCTTTCTTGTAGTTTTACTTTCCAGTTGGTAAGTCAGGTGTAAAACTCCTTTTATAAAATTGTATGAATCTATATCCATTAACTATTACTGTAGTTGTGAATATAAATCCTAAATGCTTTAACCAGCTAATGTGGGTTGTGTTTCTTTCATCAACCACATTCCATAGCATTTTATATTTCTTTAACCAGCCATCAATATATTTTCTGCTGTCTCTAACCATAGCTATAGGATGTCTCATAGTTTCATCACTACCTAAATACCATATAACCCCTATACCTTCAGGCTGGTTCTGAGAACATACACCAAACATAGCTTCAGTCTTACCATTAACCTTAGCTGAATAACACTCATCAGATTGAGTGAATCCGTTAATTAAAGCCTGTGCCGGTGTAAATCCTCCAGCTTGACACTCCTGTATATCTTCAGCTCTGAGGTTGTCTTTTAGTTCAAAGACATCCCCAGCATCTGAAGGTACAATATTTACACTATTGTCCACGAATTATTAAATCTCCTAACCATTCCATTGATAAGAAACAACTAGGTAAATAACCATTATTTTTGACTTCTATTGTTACTTCTTCATTTCTTGCAATAATAGGTATTAAGAAGTTACCTGATGATACTTCAATATGACCTAATGTTGCAGACTTCATACCAACAATCTTACCTGTGAACTCAAACTCAGAAGTAATATTGGTTGAATATTTAGGTGTTACTTTAACCTCAAAGTGTCCTGTATCTGCATAACAGAGGTTTATATCTCTGAGCATCAAAGTTCCTTCAACAACCTTTGTTCCATTCTGTGTTTGTTGTCTGTAGTAAATAATAGGCATTTCCCATTTTGATTCAAAAGGAAAACCAATATACACAGGTTCATCTGATAAATCACCTTTTAACCATATTGTTGTATGAGTAACTCCGTTAGAAGTTGTGTTTCTTATTTGTGTTACAGGGATTGGGAAACCCTGTTTATTGATTATTTTTATTCCTTCTATAAGCTCATCATTTTCATCAGCTATAATATAAGGAGTTACAAAAGAAGTATCTCCTCTGCCTGAAGAATATGAACCACCAGTCAGAATAGCTTTTCTGTCTAAATAGAATAAATAATCTAAATTTGCTTCTTTGTTCTTTGGTGTGAAGTTCATCTTCTCTAAGTAAACACCATCATCATATTGAATAGTTAAATACATTAGGTTTTCTTTGAAGTCCACATTAAGAACATCTCCACCAAATGTCCATTTACTCCAAGCTGATTGAGCTTTTTGTTCTGAACTGTAATAATAGTTATAAACATAAATACTACTTAATTCACTTGTTGATAAGAAACAAGCTAAAGATTGAGCTGTAGAACCAGCTATTTTATAAATATTCTTAGGTAAGTAACTTGGAACTTGCTCTGTAACATCTCTTGCATCTATTGAGTAAGTTGATGTTATGAATATTTCCATTACCCTTGAATAATCACCATTCTCAAATACAAAGAAACCTGTACCACCGGCATTGATTGGTTTAACAAATCTTGAGCAAGGGTATTCCATTGTTAAATCACAAGCAACAGTAGAATTAGAGAAAATATCTCCACCTTTTATTGAAAATACAGAAGTTTCTGAGAATAGCAGTAGTTCTTCGTTGAATGGTAAGTTGTGTTTCAAAAGTACCATCTTTGAGTTTGAACCAACATCTATAGGGTCTGTATCTAATTCTGCTACAGTGGTTTTCTTGAAGAATGAGAATATATCTTGTGTATCTGAATATATTGATTTATCCAAAGAGAGGAAAGCTAATCTCCCCTTGTGTGTAAATACATCTTGTATAGTATTCCCAATAAAAGAGGGAGTAGGAGCTGAATCTTCATCACCAGCACCTCTGTCTGTCCAGTCTATTGTAGTAAATAAAAATGTACCATCTGCTTGTCTAATCAAAGCATGTGGCATTGTTGTTTCATCTATATGATAAGGTATATCAGGTGAACAACATTCTTTCCAGCTTCCTGTACCAAAGCTTGAACCATCAGCTGTTTCAAATTGAACATAATAATCATCAGCTTTATTAACATCTTCTCCTACAAGTTTCAAGATAAAACCATCAGGAGCTACTGTCGGTAAAACATTTATTGCATCAGCTGATTTATAGAAAGCATATAAATCTTGGTTAGCATTACTATCCTCAGCTTGAATAGTGAAAGCAGAACCATCTTTCTTCTGTAAACAAATAACAGAACCTTCTCTTGTTATATTCCAGTTAGTTGTACCTAAATTTGTAACTAAATCATTATAAAGTTCTTGTGCTATTTTATTTGTTTTGGTTGTTGCTAAATCATCTGTAGAAGTATAATCACCAACAACACTACCATTAACTGTTATTTTATGGTCAGTTGTATAATTACCTTGTCTAACAAATATCAATGCACTTGCATTATAAGGATTAGGATATAAATCATCAGATAATTCTGTTATTTTAGTTTTATTTAAAATAAAAGTATAATCAGCTATAGTTGTTGCAAATAAATCTTTTAGAGGGTTATTAGTTGTAATATAAGCATCACAATCTTCATCAATAACTACAGTTTTTTCAGTACCCTGTAAATCAAAAACTTTTATACTTCCATCACCTTTAAGTATTACAGTATATTCTTCTTCTTCCTTAATAATTGTATGTATTAGAGGATGTTTCGTTAATGGTGTGTCTAATAATTTAGCTATATGCTCTGTAGGAGGTCTGTCCTTCAAACCGATAGATGGCATTGGTAAATAATTAACCAGCTTTTTTGATTGGTTTGGGTACATTAATTTGTCAGGTTGCTGAGATACACCACCAATAAAGTTTGCTACAGTATCTCTAACTAAAGTCATTATATACTCTCCTTAATGTTTCCGTTATACATATCAGGTATCATTGTATATTCACCTATCTCAAGTTCATGCTGTTCAAGAGCTATTCTTGCTTCCATTAAATCTTCCTGAGTAAATTGAGCTGCTTTCTCTGCTCCAAGTTCTCTTTTAACAAACTTATAAGCAGCAGACATCTTAGCATAAGTTTTTGCTACTTCAGGTAAATCATCAAAAGGAAAAGCCCAAACAACAGAACATTTGAGAGGTTTGTTTATATCATAAGTATGCTCAAACTTGTCATAAAGCTTCCCTTCTCTAACAACATATCTGTTCTTATAGAGTGTAGGAAACTTAACCATTATTAAATTAGGAGGAATTATAATATTATTATTTACATCAGGGTTTAATTGATAATCATCTTCTGAGTTAAAATCCCAGCCTTGCAGCTGTATTCTTTTAACTTCATCTTCTAAGATTCTTTCTGCTGCAATAGTAAAATAACTCTTAGTTCCTTCTAAAGTGTTCAATGGAGCTTGACCAATACAAGAGAGCATAGTGTTTATTGCTTCAAGTTTAGTTGTCATTGTTAATTCCTTATTACTACAAAGTTATTAATTTTTAAAAAAAAGGGTAGCCATAAAGACTACCCCATTTATATCAATTTGTGTCAAGCATCAATTATGAACCTGATGCTACTGCTGCTGAAATTTCTACAGCACAGTCAGGTCTCAAGATACCATGACCTTGTAAGATTCTAGCAGTAAGCAAGTGTGCTAATCTTTCAAGAATCCATTTCGGTTCAACAATCAATCCCTGTCTTGATACAGTACCAACTGCATTTTTGTTCATTACAAGACAAGCTGTGTTAGAGAAGTCTCCGTAGTAAACATTGTTCGGATTAGTTGCATCAACAGATTGAGTGATGTTAGTTCTTGGAAGGTGATTTGTTTTGATAACTTGAATGTTGTTCAATTTACCAGTTGTACCTTCAGAGTAAGAACCAGTACCAATATCATGGTTCTTAATATCTTCATACTGAGCTAAAAGTGCATATTGTAAAGGTCTTACAAAAGCATATCTGTCAGCTTCAGGAATGTTCTTTTCATCCATTTCAACACCAGCTGTGTAGATAGCTGCTGCCAAAGTTTCACCACTTGTAAGAACATTTGCACCAGCTTTGATTACAGAACCACCATTACCACCGGTAACGATAGCAGAACCTCTAGCAGCAAGAACACCAACTTGAAGAAGTTGTTTATCTTCAGTGTTAGCCAATGCTCTTGACATTTCTTCAACGATTTCAGCTCTATCATCATATTCTTGCATTTTAACATCTAATTCAGGAATCAGGATGTCAGATACCAAGAATGGGTCAAGGTTGATTGTGATTTCGTTGTGTGCAATAGTTTGGTTTCCAAGTAAGGTATCTCCTACAGTAACATACTGTGCAGAAGTTGTACCAAGTACAGGGAATGAAGCAGATTTACCTTTAGTAATCGTTTTGCTTCTTACATAGTTTTTCATAACTCTTTTTGCATCAAAAGCCGTCAATAACTCAGGAATGAACTGGTCTTTGAAAAGAGCCATAGCACTTCCGTCTAAGTTAGCTTGACCTAGCCTTGTGAAATTGTAAGTGTCAGTCATTTTTTAAATACTCTCCTTAAAATTTACTTGTGTTTAGTAAATACCTAAGTCCACTCCAGCTTCCCTACTAGCTGCAATTTTCTTCTGTACTAAACTTCTATAATATTCATCTTTCTTATATTTAGGGTCTTTAATTGCATCAAACATCTCTGCTTGAGAATTAAACATTTCAACAGATGGTTTATCTCCACTACCCTTCTGATATTCAGGGTTCTTTCCTTCTTTTTCTTCCATTCTATCCTTCAAATCTCTTAAAATACTTTTAACACCAAATTTATTAGTTACTGAGTTAATATAATTGATTTCTTCAGGACTGCAATTATGAGCAGCCCAATCAATAATCTCATTAAACTTTTCTCTACCACCAACAACCTCAGCAACTTCATTGTAATCTTGTTCTGCTTTAGCTTTCATACCAACTATGTAGTTGTCAATGATAGCATTTGTGATACCAACCTTAGCTAATTCAGCTCTTGTCTTTTCACCGATTCCACCTGTTGTAGCATATTCTTGACACAAAGATTCATAATCAAAACCTACTCCTTTGAGTGCATCAGCTACTTCAGATTCATCCTTTTGTGAGTAGTCAATATCTTCAGAAGGTTTACCATCTTCCTTCCCATTGGCTTCATCTTCTTTTCCTTCTGAATCCTCTTTATCTTCTACTTTCTCATCTTCAGGATTATCTTTTGCTTCGGTATCATCTTCAATTTTTTCTTCAGTTTGTTCTTCAATCTTTTCTTCTTCGTTAGCCATACTACTTCCTTACGATTTCAAAACTACCCATTAATGAATAAATACCTTTTTGTTTCTCAGCTTCTTTTTCTTTCTTAGCTGCAAGAACTTCTTTAGCAAGTTCAAGTTTGTTTACTTCAGCTTCTGCTTTTTTAGGTTTGCTTGCCATCAAATTTCTCCTTATTGATTATTTTCCATTTCTTGCTGCTGCATCATAGCATCACCATATTTAGCTATTGCTTGAGGAGCAGCTGCTTTCATTAACTCAGTCTGTTGAGCTTGTTTCTGTTGTTCAGCTTTTTCTTCTTCAGAATAGAACCAACCATCAATATCAATATTCAATGATGCTGCTATTTCATTAGCTATCGGTTCAACTTTTCCACCTAACTGAACAGCTGTTGGAGCTACTTTACCCATAACATCCCAAAATGTAATTAGTTTATTAAGGTCAGAACTTCTACCAAGTGCTTCTAATCCTGTTGTAACTGTGAGTTTTACATCTTTATCCCTGACTAAATCAGGAAGGTATTTACCTTTTGCTTTCTTGAGATGATGGAAAGTAATCTTGACATAAGCTTTCTGAAACTCTCTGCACATTATTGAATAATAGTTACCAAGAGCTTCTTCTAAGTCTTGTGCCATAGTTCTTATTTCTTCTGCTGTAACTCTCTCTGCTTGTCTCTGTATAGCTGCTTTCATAATGAAGATTCTGTTTAATCTTCTTTCAATCTTGTCAGCTTCAGCCTGAGCAACTTGTAAATCATAATATTTGTTAGCTTGTAATGGCTGAACATCCTCTATCCTTCCAAGAGCAAATCCACCATTCTTAGCTTCTGATAAATGTTTAATCTTTGTTAAGCCATTAGGATTAACCAGCATTACCAGCTTTGAACCAGCCAATGATGCTTCTTTAATTGCTTTTGATAAAACATCTAAATAAGAAATATCTCCAATGTATTCTTCAATAAGACCTCTGCCATAAGATTCACCATCAATAGCTGTATATCTTAATGGAATAAATGGACATATCTCTAAAGGGTATGTACCTTCAGATGATGGGATTTTAACCCCTTCAACTTCTTGCCATACCTTCCAGTGTTTCTTGTTTCTTTTTAAACCTGTATATAATGTAAGTTCTAAATCTTCTAACTTTTCTTCTTTGAGCTTTCCTTGAGATTTCTTTTCAAGAATCTTCATCATAACTTCATCTTGAATACTCTTCGGTAAAGCATAGAAGCCTACAGTTTCTTCAGTAATGATTTTTAGAACATTACCACAATAATCTCTCTTAATACAGAACCTATCCAAAGGATAATATCTAAGCCCATCTACAGGGTCAGCAACCAACAAAACATTACCAGCTACTAACTGATGTTTGATTGATTCACCAAGAACAACCCTATCACCAAGCTGTTCCTGAAAGTCTAACAACATCTTTTCAATAATTGATAAACCTTTATTAACATCCTGTTCAAACTTACTAGCTTCAGAACCTTCAACAGTAGCCTGTTGTTTGATTGTTGCTTTGTCCATAGAGAACTTAAAGAAAGTTTGATTAGGAGGTAACATTGTAATCGCAATCTTTGCTGCTAAGTTGTTTACACCATCAGCACCTACCGATTGATTAGGTGTTTCAATTATCTTAGCTGTTTTCTTTGTTGTTTTCTTAGTATCATTATCTGCTATGAGAGAAGGAATGGTATATTTACAGGCATATTTAGCCTTATCTAAATAAGGTTGTCTCTCTTGTTTCATATTCTGATATTCATCAGCAAGAGTTCTAACCTTCTTATTTATATCTTCCTTTTCTTTCATATTAACCTCTATACAGGGATATTAAGTCCTGTAATTGTATCTGCTGTATTAACACCAACAGTTCCTTCATTTGTTGCTTGTTTCATAGGAACTCTGAGTGAGCTTACAGTTCTTTTATTTGATTTCTTTTCAGCAGTAGTTCTAGCAATCTCAGAATTTGATAAAAGAGCATTACTCTTATTGAGCTGTTCTTTTAATACTTTGTTCTGAGCTTCTACAACTGCTGAAGTATTAACACTAGGTGTACTGCACATTTATTTATCTCCTTCTATGCTGCTGCAATATTTAAACCTGTCATATTTTGAGTAGCTGCTGTTATTGGGTTCGTATCAACTCCATAAACATTCTGTGTGATTGTTTCAGTGTTCTGTTGTGGTATGATACCCATAGGAACTCTCAATGAACTCAGGGTTCTTTTAACTCTTGAATTGTCTTGTAAACTATTTGCTGTTTTATTAACTTCTAATGTTCCGGTTTCAGTAGTTAAATCTTGCATAGCTCTAGCTTGAGCTTCCATAGCTTTAGCATTAGCTCTAGCACTGCTGATACCTTGTAGTGTTCCGTAGGCTGCCATCCCTACGGCTGCTACACCTCCAGCAATAGTTGCTGCACCTAAACCGACACCTAATGCTGTCGGAGCTGCTGCTATTGCTGATGAACCACCAATCGCACCAATAATACCGAAACCAACATTAGCCATTACACCTACAGCAGCAGAAGCAGCAGATGCTATTGCTGTTGCAGCAGCTGTAATACCAGCTATTATTGATGTTATTACTGCCATTTGTTACTCCATTCTTTTAACTACAACATCAGGTTCATATCCCCAATGCTGTAAAATCTTCAATACTTGAGAATCAGAATAACCAATATTAGATGCTATTCTTACTGTTTTAATATTTTGTTCTTTTGCAACAGTTTCTAAATGGTTTATCAGTTCTTTAAACAGTCTGATATTACCTCTCCATTTAGGTTTGATATACATAAATAACTCATTAACAGTAAGACCTCCTCTGAAATCATCTGTAATACAATAAACAATTATTCCCTTCTTATCTTCTAGGAAGTACCATTTAAGCATCCCATTCTGATAAAGTGTATGGAACAACTGAAAAACCCTATCCTTAGCTGTGAAACAATTTAACTCTTTATCGGCTAAATCAATCCAATAATTAATTTCAGCTACAGGATTCTTGACACTTTGATTATTCATAAATTCTCCTTCTTTAAACAACAAAGGCAGACCATTTTAGGGTATGGTTGCTGGTTTATCAGTCCAGTCCATCTAGCCTTGTCTGCCATCTTTAGTTATTTTCTTGATATTCTTTTTCAACTTTTAATTTGTCTATTACTTGTTGTTGTCCTATTAAAATTCCAAGTTCATACATATCTTTAAAATTCTTTGGAAGTTTATTAGGAAAATCTCTCTCTAATACTTCTATTAATGTATCAGTAATTTGAGGATATTTTTTAATAGTATTTGATTCTTTCATAAACCTGATTTTCTCCTTCTCACTTTACAGTACATTGAGAAAATCTGTGTCCATTCTGTGTCCACTTTATATACTAATTCATATAGTTTTTATTTGATTCAATAGGGTCAAAACCATTGATTTTTCGTTAAATAGTACCCTCTGTAGCCGTCTCTTAATCAATTGGTCGTGGGTTCGAGTCCCACCACACCCATTTATTTTTAGACATTTTAAGAAAAAGTCATGTCCACTGTGTGTCCAGTGATTAAATACTAATTGTATGAATCAAGAACTGATATTGCTTCAAGTTTTCTTCTTGGTACAGCATGTGCATATCTCATTGTTGTCTGTATATCAGCATGACCTAATATCTCTTTTACCACCACTAAATCAATATTACTCTCAGCTAACCTTGTAGCTACAGTGTGTCTTAAATCGTGAAACCTAAAGTTCTCAATCTTAGCTCTCTTTAATGCAGAAGCCCATGCTTTCTTAATATCATTATATGGTTTATTTGTTTCAGGGTTTACAAATACATACTCAGAAGTTCTTTCAATATTATTTAAAACTTTCATTAAACTGTCTGATATAGGAATCTTTCTGCTCTTACCGGATTTAGTTTCTAAAAGCTCAATGAACCCATAATCAAAATCAATATTATCCCATTTGAGATTAAATATCTCCCCTCTCCTCATTCCTGTCTGTAAAGCACAAACAACAATAGGCTTTAAATATTCAGGTAAAGCTTCAAATAATCTCTTTTCTTCATCTTTGGTTAAAAATCTAATCTTATAATTCTTTTCTTTTAACTTACCTACATATCTTGTTGGATTGTCTGTTATTAGTTTGTTGGCTATCCCAAGATTAAAAGCCTTACTCAATAAAGAATTATATCTGTTTACAGTAGAGTTTTTCAGCTCTCTCTCATTAATCAAATAATCCTTAAAATCTTCAAGAGTGTTTGCTGTTATATCCTGAACCATAATATCTTTAAAATAAGTCCTGATAATTGTGAGCATGTGTGAATCTGATTTATAACTCTTTTTATTAAGCTTTGAGTAAGATTCAAACAAATCTAAAACAACAGATAATTTAATCCTCTTTTCCTCTTTAGGAATAACCCCTGATTGCTGTTGCATAACCTTATACATATATGCTCTTTCAATCTTTAAGGCTTCAGGAACAGAAGAAGCACCACTACATAAGTAGTGATGCCGTTCTCCGTTTATTTGAAATCTACAATAATATTTGTTGTTCTTCTTGGTGATAGTCATACCAACAGTTTAACACCTTATGTATTATTGTCAATCCAAGAACTAAACTTATTTGCTTTTAAAAATACTGTACCACCAATCTTGAAAAAGCAATCTTCAGGTATTGAACCCCTCCTTTTCCAAGTTCTGATAGTGCTTTCAGGCTTATCTAATATCTCTGCTGCTTTCTTTATACTGATTAAATTAACTTCCACTATACTGCCCTCTTGTTTGTATCTACAAAACTACCATAATCAAAATCTTCTGATTTCTCTGTTGCATAAGCCATCATCAACCGACATAGAGCATGGTCTATATGTTCATCCTGTCTGTCTCCGGCTAAATGAGCTATTATATGAATAAGTGCATGGTTGATATGTTCCTCTTGTGGAATCAATCTCCAGTTATTAGGAGCATATCTTGAAGCTCCATATTGGAGAACTGTAGCTATCCTGATAAGTTGTTCAATGTTCCCATTACCAAAAACATTAATACCATAGAACAGTTCTTCTTTATCCCCTGTTTGCATAAATTTTGCTATACATTCTATTGATAAGTAACAATCCCAAGTTTCATCACCATCATCATGATGTACTTCTTTTAGAAAAGTTACCCAATCTAATAAAAACTGTGGGTCAATTAAGTGCATAGCCATAGGAGCTTTTGATTGTTTACCTCCTCTTTCATTGGTTACTATCTCAGCATCCTGTCCTACACCTTCAATAGCTACCTTTGCTGCTTCTTGTTCCTTCATTCTTTGAGAATAGTTATCCTCTAAATCATCAAACTCATGGTGATTTTCTATCATTCCAAACTTATCATCCCAGTGTTTGTTACCTTGTAAATCAATGTGCATTTATTCTTCCTCCAATTTTAACATATCTTTTACCTGTTCATCTGTCCAAGAACAACCACAAAGGAAGTTCCTTAAATTGTGTACTAACTCCCAAGCTCCTATATCTGCTGGAAACTCATAAGTGAGTGTTTCATCACCATTTGTGTATTGTAGTTTGTATTTGTAATTATTCATTGTTTTCTTCCTTTATATTCATATCTAAATGAAGTTTATTATCTTTATCTAACCAACATTTTTCTTCATTATTCCATTCCAAGAGGACACTCCCCTCATCACAGCAGTTCCCCGCACAATCACAACTATCTCCCCAATAATATTCTTTATCTGTGTGATGGTGTGGACAAAGATAACAGCTGAAAGCTACAAATTCCATAGTTTTACCTCTTTCTTCTTAAAATCATAATCCTCAGCTCTCAAGATTCTTGCCATTCTTGCATTTCTTAGTGCATCTTCTTCAGTGAATCCTTTTTCTTTGAAGGTGTTTTTAACCAACTCCCACATTTCTTCTAAGGACTTTTCTCCAATCTCACCTAGAATCTTTCTTGCTGTTACATCTCCAATACCCTTACAACCCTCATAACCATCAACTTTATCTCCAATAAGGGTCTGATACATAAACCACCAATCAGCAGCTTCTTCTGTTATTACTTCAGATTTATCCTTACCATTAACTCCAGCTCTGTGGAACTTACAGGGGATAGTTTTGAAATCCTTGTCTAAAGACCATACAACTTTATCTCCCTTGATAATCTTATCTGAAGTAGCTAAGATTCCTATAACATCATCAGCTTCAAGATTAGGTTTCTCATAAATCTTGTACCCTGTTTGCTTCAGGTATTCTCTAAGCCAATTATAAAGAATAGGTTTGATATTCTTTCTGTTAGCTTTGTATTCAGGGTTTACCTGTTTTCTGAAATTACCATTCATATCAGATAAACAAATAACTAAATCCTGAGCTTTACAAGCTGTGCAAATATCATCTATCATCTTTTCTGCTGTTCTTGTAGCTTCAGCTTTGTTAGCCCAACCAATATTACGATAGATAAACTCATCATCTTCTTCTGTTGTTAGTTCAAAGCTTTCTGCTACAGCTTCAGCCACTTTGTAAACTAAAACATCTCCATCTATGATTACTGTTCTAGTCATTATCAGCCACCTGTATTCCTACATAATAATCATCAACTCTATCATCAACCCTAACTGGATAACCTATTAATTGAAAAATAGGTTCTAATTGTGTGCAACAATTACAAGGTTCATAAAAAGAATCTTTAACTTTTTCAAAAGCACCTCTACCTAAAACAATTTTATCTATCTTTTTAAAGTTAGCTTCTTTCATTTTATATTCAAGAAGTTTAACTTTATTTAAAATTGCTGAAAAACTTAAACCTAACCCATATTCAAGGCTGTGTTTTAGACTTTTAAAGGCTTCATCAAAATGTTCAACTGGAATATTAAGCTGTTGTACACTAAAATCTCTTTTACCTCTACCTATATTTTTTACATCTATTCTAATATCCATAAATCTCCTTTACTGGTATAACCATTTCTGATTTCCTTCCACATATTTAATTGCATTTATAAGATTCTCAGGTTTTTCATCAAATAACCCTAAAGCCTTATTACATTTACCACATAACAAACCTCTAATTTCTCCTGTCTTTTTGTTGTGGTCTATATGCAAATATTCATCCCCTTGAGGTTCATATCCACATATCTTACATTTACCTCCCTGAGCTTCAAACAACTCTAAGTATTGCTCAGGTGAGACACCATACCGATATTGCCAGTCATAATCTCTCCTACATATCTTGCAGTGAGGAGTATTAGGAGCAAAGTATGAATCAGGCAATATCCTCTGACATCTAGGACACTTCTTCACCATCTTGTAATTTATAAACTCCATCATCACCACAGTCCAAACAAATGAACTCACTCATAGCAACAGGTAATCCATAAGCTTCTGCTGCCTGTATTATTTCCGGTGTTAAATATCTTTTACATTTCTTCTTACATTCCTTGTTTACACAGAATGTCATATCTTTGTAGTGTATCATCTTAATTTATTCTCCTGATAAAAACCTTTACCCTGTATTAATACTGTTCCTTGTGAACTCCAGTTAGTCTCAGCTTTGGTGTTACACTTCGGACACTTAGCTTCATCTCTTTCAGACAAGCTCATCATATCTGACCATTCATAATTACATTTAGGACATCTTAAACTGTATGTAGGCATTAATAATTACCTCTTTCTTCTAAATAATCAGCTGCTTTCCTCATAATTGCTGGGTTATCTTGTAACAATCCAATTCCTCTATTACAAGCCATACAGAGCAATCCTCTAATTTCCCCTGTCTCATGGTTGTGGTCTATACAAAATTCTCTATTAAATTCTTCTTTGTAGGCAGTATAATCACAACCACAAATCAAACATTTATAATTTTGTATTTTTAATAAATCTAAATAATCTTGATAAGTTATTTTAAATCTATGTTTAAGTTTCCAATTCTTTTTATTAATTGTTCCTTTATATTGCCTATTTCTAGCATTTTCACATTCTTTACAATAATAGTTTTTTCCATCCTTTGTTCTTGAAGAATTATGAAAATCTGTTATTGGCTTTTCTTGACCACATCTATTGCAAGTTTTAGTGGGTATCAAACCAAGACTCCCCTGATTTGGCTTCGCCTGTTAGCGGACATCTGAAGTTGAAATATTCTCCGGCTTTCCTTATTGCTTCTACAGCCATAACCTTGTATTCCTCCACTATTTCAGGTTTTACTTCTGCCTGAATCTCATCATGTATGTTCAACACAAAAGCAAAATCTTCATCAATTTTCCAACCTTTAGCTATGCAATCTTCATACAGAATACACAGAGCTTTCTTCATTACTATTGCACCGGCTGATTGAAGTAATACATTAAGTCCTTTATATTGTTCTCTTACTTTAAGAATTCTCTTATCTATTCCTTTAAGATAGCCTTTTACTTTAATTTTGTTCTGTACTCCATCAATGAGTTTCTTCAGTTTTGGTAATCCTTCAAGGAATTTCTTTTTAATTGCCTTACCTTTTTTAGCATCACCACCAACAATAGAACCAATTAAAGCATCACCTCCACCATAGTTGAAGGCATAGATGAATCTCTTTGCTTCTGCTCTTGTTGCTAATCCAGCCATTTGTTGATTCTTTGTGTGAATATCTCCATTCAGAATTTCATGTGTATATTCCTCATCATTCATATAATGTGCTAAACATCTGAGTTCTAAGCCTGAAGCATCACAACCAACCAACTTGTAACCTTCTCTAGCTCTAAAGAGTTCTCTACATTCTTTACCCATAAATCCACCAACAGCCGGTACTTGAGCAAGGTTAGGAGAGTTGTGTGTGCATCTTCCTGTTACTGCTCCTATAGTGTCCACATAACCATGAATAGCTCCGTCAGCTGCAACTAACTTTAACCAAGCATTGTTACCATCTGAGAGCTGTCCTAGAGTTTTTGTTACCAAGAAGTATTCCTTCAATAAAGGAGCTTCTTCAAAGTCCATACCCTCTAAAACATTTTCATTGATTACCGGTTGTCCTGTAGGAGAGAGTTCTGTAGGTTTCCAGTTATACTTCTCAATTAACCTCTGAGCTATCATTTGTCTTGATGATGGGTTAAACTCCACCAAAGTTCTTTTAACAAATGGTTCACCTTTAACATACCCTTTAGCTTTGTTATTGACCTTTGGGATAAAGGTTTCTTCCTTATAGGTATTAGGGAAAGCAACTCTAAGCTCATCTTCCAGTCTTGATTTTTCTGATATGAGTTTAGCTGCCAGCTCAACGGCTCTATTCTTATCAAAGTAAACTCCTCTCTGTTCTTGTTTGAATATTATCTGAGCAAATTGATGTTCAAGTTTTACAGCTTCTTCTGAGATGTTCTTGGATTGGAGTAAGTCAAATAGTTTCTTAGTAACCATAACATCTTGCTCACAATACCTCTGCATGTCAGCCGACCATTCAGCCCAACAATCTTCTTGTTCACAATAATCTCCTTTATATTCTTTTAGTCTGACACCCCAAGCTCTCAAAGAATATCTACCTCTGAGCTTCTTAGGAAACAGACCCTTCCTTATCTTTCTATCATCCAACTCACCAACATCAGGATAAACCAACTTACTCATCAACAAAGTATCAAAGATTTCTCCTTTAGGTTTGAATGAAGGAAAGAGTTTTTGTAAACAAGGAATATCAAACTTAACAATATTATGTCCTGAGATTAAATCAGCTTCCTCCAATAACTTCAAGCCATACCATATCGGTTGTCCTTTGAGTATCTGTTCCTCTGCACCTATTACCTGTCTGTATTCATAAGGATGGTCTGTGCAGCTGATTATCTCACCTGTTGTATCATTGTAGATTACAAGAGAGTGTATCTCAGTTGTCTCATTTAATAATCCGTTTGTTTCTATATCAAATATCAGTTTATTCTTCATAATATCCTTCAGGTTCATCTCCTTCTGACCATCCACAGTGATAGCAGACTTCTAAGCCATACTCTTTCACTGTGGGATAACCACAAACAGGACAATTCTTGCCTGTGATTTCTTCATCATCTTCTTGTTCTTTTATATCTGCTTCCAATCTTTTGTTAATCATAAAAGCCTTTCTTGTGTGATTCTTCTATTAACTTTGCTACTTCAGGAATCTTTGCACACTCTTTACAGAAGTCAGCTGCCATTACAAAATCTGCATATTCTTCTATAGATTTAACTTTTCCACAGTGAGTACAATAAAAGTAATCTCTTGGATGTTGATGTACTGGTTCAACTAAATCATTAAGTTCATCTAAATACTTCCAATGATGAGATAATATTTGATTTACATTAATCTTATATTTGAGATGAATACCAGCACCATCTCTGCCATTAAAAGTCCTAACCCAGCAAGTTATATATCCTTCAGGAGAAATATAAAAGTATAAATTAGGGAATCTGTTTAAAAGAATCTCTTTTACTGCTTTATATAAATTCTCTATCTGATTTTGAATAGGTTTTAAATCATTTTCTGCATTTTTAATATCTATTGCTGTCATTTAGAAATCCTCACTTGTTACATCATCATCTTCATCTTGTTCAGAATCAGCTTCAAATAATCTTCCTGTGTCTTTGTTGTATTTAATCTTTACAGTCTGACCGGCAGCTAACCCTGTGTATCTGTCTTTAAGGCATCTAAGTGTCGTTGTATGTCTGACTTCTTCATCTGTAGCTTGCTGGTTGCGTTCCAAGCCAAATACATAACTAGCCCATTGTTTAAGTGCAGCAGCCCCATACAAATCATCCAAATGAACCCTTCCACCTTCTTCATGAGGTTTCTTTCCATCTGTCTTCCGTAGGTGAGATATAGTAAATAATGTAAAATCAAGTTCCCTTGTAATGTTTGCGAGTTCTGATACAACTTTTCGCATATATTGATTAACATTGTTACCATCTTCAAGACCATCTCCAAGAGCTGTGATATGGTCAAGGAATACATATTTACAATCTTTTCCTTTAACCATATACCTAATGGTATTCTTGATTGTTTCAAGGTCTGTTGTTCCAAAGGAATCATATATAAAAACTTTTCCTGTTCCGATTGTTTCATCAAAAGCTTTCCTTTTTTGTTCAGGTGTATATTCAGTTGTAGGAAGATGAAACTTGATTGATGAATGTTTACTCATTAATCCTAAGATTGTATCTTTAGTCTGTTCTTCCAAATGAATAATACCTATGTTCTGCTTATGTTCAAGAAGCAAATGAGCTTCTATCTCTTTGAAAAACTCTGTTTTTCCCATACCTGTACCAGCACCAAACACTATCAACTCAGCTGTTCTGATTCCGTATGTTAGCTCTGTTAGTTTAGGGAATGGATAACTCAAACCATATTCAACAGGTTTGTCTATCTCTTTCCAAAGTTCTTCCCCTGATACAATTCCATCAGGTCTATATTCCTCTGCTTTCCAAGTTGCTTTATAGAGTTCATCTACCCTACCAGCTTTCAGCATCTCATTAGGGTCTTTGAGTGGTAAAGACATTATCTTTGCTTTACCTATTGATAATAAAGCTGCACATTCTTTAGCTGCTGTTCTGCCAGCTTCATCCATATCAAAACAAATAACAACTTCATCAAACTTTTCTATCCATTCTATGTTATGTTTGATGGCTTCTTTAGCATTACTTGCTCCGTTAGGAATTGATACTACAGGATAACCATTAACCACCTGTGATACTGATAAACAATCAATCTCACCTTCTGTTATAATGAGCTTCTTGTCATAACCTTTGAATAAGTGCATACCATATAATAAAGGTTTGAACTTACCTATAGTCATAAATTCTTTATCATCAACAAACCTAATCTTTTGAAAGACCGGATTACCATCTAAATCTCTATAAGTAGCAATCTGAATTTCCTTGCCTTTGTAAGTTCCTGTGTTGTACTTATATCTCTTACAGGTCTCAGCTTTTAGTCTCCTGTCTGTTATCTCTACTGAATGACCTTTAAGAAAATCCTTTGGTGTAGGTTTAGCTTCCCTTTGTGGAGAACCCTCCTCACTAGGAGTGAACTCTCCACAGGAAAAGCACTTGGTAGAACCATCATCATTTATCAACAAGGCATCACTTGAACCACATTTAGGACAAGGTTGATGTGCCTGAGACATTAATTATTAGATTCCTTGTTACCTGAGACAATCGCTGTTAATCTGTTTAAAGAATCATCAAGAACTCTAATCATACCTAAAAATGCTTGTTTAACATCTTTAATTCTTTCAATAAAGTTTAAAGTTCTATTCTTTACTTCATCTTGTTGTTTAATAAAACTATTAACTTCTTTTACTGTTTGTGCTGCTTTTATAAATTCAAAAACTTTCATTTATTCAATTCCTTTATTTCTTCTATCCACTCTTGTGGAATCTTTTTATCTGCATACTTAAAACCATTCTTTTCACACCACTTGCCATAGGTTGTTTGAGAGACTTTTGATATTTTGGCATTAGAGTTACTAAAGATAAATCTAAATTCTAAGGAAGGATATTGTCTCTTAACTTCCAGCATCTTCATCCTGTCAGCCGTTAAAAATCTGCCTTTAGTTTCAATAATTAAGGACTTACAAACAGGAAAATCAGGTGTGTAGGTTCTGTTCTTGTGTTCTACAAAAGGTAGCTTTATTGTTTCAAACTTTGGGTCTATCCCATTTTCTTGAAGCTGTGCAGCTATCTTTTCTTCTAAGCCACTTCTGAAGCCGTATAGTTTTCCTACCTGAGCTTGAGTAAGGTGTTTAGCTTTAGCCATCTCACTCCTTAAAAGTCAGCTGTTTCATCATCTTCTTCATCATCTGCATCTTCTGAAGCTGAAGTGTCTATCTTATCATCAGTAAATTCTTCACCAACACCATCAAAACCTTCTTCTTCATCAAATTCATCTGCTGAGAATCCGTTACCAACATATTCAACCAACTCTATGATTTGAACTAAACCAAGTTTTGCTGATACACCGGTCTTTCCGGCTACTGAATAACCTGATAAAACAATACCTACTCTTGCTATTGTTCCTTCACCTATTGAGATGTTTTTAACAGGTTGTTTCTTAGCATTGATAATCTGTATTCTCTTACCAATCTTGCCATCTTCAATATATGCTGAAGCTGAAGCTTTCAAAAGGTATCTTCCTTCAGGGTCAGGAGTAGCTGTTCCATCTTCCTCATTAACTATTTCATAAGGTTTGCAAGGAAGGTCTTGAACTTTTGTTTTCTTACCATAAGTCTTGAACTGTTCTGTTCTTACTTCTTTCATAAGTTCAGTTAATTCTTCACCTTCTTTTTTAGATAACAAAATACCTAATGAATAAGTACCTTTTTTGTTAAACTTAACTGAAGGTTTTGTAAGAGCTATAAATCCTGTAAGCTCTCCCTTACCGGTTACATACTTTTTAGTAATATGTTCTTTATTACTTGCCATTTTGTTCTCCTTTGTCTGTTAAAATTGAGTGTAATAAACCATCTCCACCGAGAGCTTCTTTTAAAGTTGCTGCTTGTGCTTCTTCAATCTCACTAATTGGTATCACATCAACCCCACTATTTTTATATTTTTGAATTAAATCATTCATAGCTTTATCAAACTTCATAGATGATTCTACAGATACAGCCATCATTAAAGCTAATGGATTGTCTTTTAAATTATTTGTCATTAAACTATCTCCCATTCTTCTTTCATATAATTTTTAATTGCCTTAAAGTCAGGTTTCATATTTCCGTTATCTCCTGAATAAACCATATTGTGAGCTATTCCGAGTACATCAACATGATTCAACCCATATTGGTCTAGCATTACAATTAAACTTGCTGCTAACCCTAATACTTGATTGCAAACTTTATCCGTTTGCAGTGCATCCATCACTCTCAGTGCTGCATTGGACACTTGCTTTGCTGTTGTTTGTAGCATCTGATTGTATATGATGTCTGCTGTTTTGTTTCTGAATGACACTATTGTCTTTACCCCTTCTGTCCGTCTTGAAATTGCTGTGTTCGGTCAAGTTATTCACTTCGCTATTGCTGTCGTTCATATTGACCTCACATCCTTCAGGTCTCCGTTCACTATCGTTCACATTCGCCTTACGCAATTTCGCTTTCTTCTGTTGTCTGAGCTTCTTGAAATAAACATCCAACATTCTGTTAAGGAATGAAGACCGACCTTGATGCTTACTGGCTTCTATTAAAGCCTTACCAAGAATCCCTACTTTTGGTTTATATCGTCTATATCCAGCCTTATCTAAGAAATCCTCAGAGCTGATATAGTCTCTTATTGGTTCATAGTTCTTTTTGCTCATTAGTACCTCCTTGCAGAAACACCAGCCCACTTAGCTATTGCAAATATTTCACCTTCAAAACCTTCAGAGAAGTCTAAGTCTATTGATTCATCTGATTTCTGAAATCTTGATAAATCTTGTAACTGGATTGCTGAAACACCTTTAGCAATCTCTATAATGATGTCTCCGAGCATTGAGTTAGGATAAGCATCACCAGCCTTGACTGTTAATAATCCGGTTTTATCTCCCTTGTTATTAATGAGAATAAACAAAGAATTGTTTTTGTTTGAAAAAGCATCTTTAATTGTTATTCCCTCAGCATCTACTGTTGTTCTAACAATAGAGATATTTGCTATTGATTCTGTATGGTCTAATACAGGGTACTGAACATCAATCATTTTTCTTGTCATAATCTTCTCCTTCAATTAAAAAAGTAATCACTTCTTAAAACCTCCTCAATATCTAACTCCCCTTTGTTTGGTAGCTCAGGAAGCTCTATTGATTCATCTAAGTCTTGAGTTAAGTCCTCAGTTAAGTTTTCTAAGATTGGTTGTCTGTATATCTCCACAAAAGCTTCTCTTAATAACCTTGCTGAAGTTTCTGTATCACTTGCATAAGTTCCATAGCAGTCATGTACTGTCATAAAACTATTGATACCGGCTTTCTTACACTTGACTAGGTATAACATCAGGCAAGCTGCATCAAGGGAATGAATAAAGTTAGGACAGATACCATTGAGTTGTCTCTGTATATCCAGCTCATCTTGGTCTATATTTACAGTACATTTAATGATGCTGCCATATAGCTCTGTTCTAATCATTTTCTTCTTCCTAGCTGCATAGGCTTGTTTAACCAACAATCCAGCCGGTGTGAACCACTCTAAGCCCTGTTCCTTCTTCTCTTTAGAAACTACTCTAGCTAATCTCCTCAGATAATCCATACCTACTGTTGCAGCCTTGAGTGTCTCTTGTATTGATTCCCACAGATATTTACTTAACCAAGTTGATACCTTGAATACACAGTCTGTAGGTGTTTGACCTACTCCAAAGTGTTTCCATATAAAGTTTGGTGAGTAATTGTCTGTAAGGTATTCTCCGATATACTCTCTGCAACTGAGGAGTGTTCCTCCGTATGGCAGAACCATTACAGGTCTCTTTGTTAGCTTGCGATTAATACCCAAAGTAAGCCAAGCCCTAGCACTATCACTATCCAAGCTTCCACTTCGTAATATTTCATTTAGCTTCTCCTCTAATTTTTCTGCTACTACTGAATAAATATCATTAGGTTTATCACCATTGACTAAATTAACTGCCCTTCCTCCTGTATAATCTCTAAGGAGGGCTGAGTAGTGTTGTAGTCCATTACATGTTCCGTCAAGCTGAATTGGGATATGCGATTTAAAATTAACAGGGTCATTAATATAATCACTATACTCAAAACACCAAGCAAGGAACTGAAAAGGCTTATCAGCTTCTGTCCATCCTCTATTCGTGAGAGGGTCTGTTGCGTAAGATAAAATCTCTGCTTCATGTAAGCCCACCCATCTGCTTCTTTCTTTATAATTTGATTTATCGTATCCATAAACATTTGCTCCATGTATTCTGAACCATTCTACTGCTGTATCATCTGTTAAGGCTTTCGGTACACTGAAATGGAGAAGTCCTTTTGCCAAATCCGAGCCTTGTGGTTGTAGAAGAACAGGTATTGGGTACAATCTTCCCCTGAAATCCATTTGATAGGGAAACCATATCTTCTCAAAATCTTTAAACTTATCAGCCAGTCTAATAATTTGACTAACAAGAAGCCTAACAGACCGTTTTTGTATGTTACTTTTATGTATTTCATAACTGTCTCTTTTCCATTTCTTGATTACTTCCTGTTGCTCAGGAGTTCTTGCATCTTCTTTACTGAGTTCAGGATAAGGGAATGGTATCAAAGGTGTATCTTCCCTATCAGGAAGCTCTGCTACTGCTCTCCCTTCTTCCCACAACTGTTTAACTACTTCCAATACCCTTCTATTTATTGCCCACTCTGTTGATTGCAGATGATTTATAGCTTCATAAACTATAGGCATTGTTGCTGTCTCCAGCTTCTTCAGATATTCTCTGTTATTGTTTTTGATTAGTTTATTCTTCTTGATGTAAGGTGATATGTAACCACCATCCAGTACTGAAGTCCATTCTTTAGGAGGACATACCATTGGTAAGAATAAAGGCTGCATCAGCTCAAGCTTCTCACTCATATTATCTGTCCACTCCACCAGCTCTCTTGTAGGAACTAGGAACTTGAAGTGTTTATTCTTCTTGAACACATCCTCAAACTCAGCCAGTCCTGTAGATTCAACAAACAACCTTGTTAAGACTAATCCGGTTTGAAACTTCTCTGTTACTGTCCATCTGTCCAAGTGAAAATCTAACCTGTGGTTGAATACCCCTGTGGTGATATTCTTCTTTCTGTTAGCTTTAGCACCTTTTTTATTTAAGTCATTTTGGATTGAATCATAGTAATGTGAGTTTTCTTTCCTAAACTCTCTCATCTTGAATTCATCCTCAATGCCTTGTCCTATTGCTTTATACATAGCTGTTGTAGGTATGTTAGACCACATTGAATTAAGGATAATCTTTGCTGTTAAGAAAGCTACTGTATCAACATCTTCCAGTCTGTTTATAATATCTGCTGCCATTGTACTTCTTACAGCTTTACCCTTTAGATAATCATCTAAATACTTACTTATTGAACTTGAAAACTCATCTAGGATTCTTGAGATTAACTTTGTTGCTACTGTAGTGCAGCCAAACTGTCCGTTTTGTTTTGATTTTTCAAGCTCTCTCCTGTAATTGTCAATAGAACACTGTGTCATTTCTTTTTCTAGTTCTATTTGAGCTGCAACAAGGGAAGAATCAAATTCATTTGTATTATTCCTTGTAAAGCTCAAACCAGCTTCTGCGTGTTGTCTTTCAATCATTACAACTGACCTGTTTTCATCTCAAATACCATCTTCTCAAGCTCTAAGATTCTCTTATACATAAGCTCTTTTGTGTTAGAAACATACATCTTGGAGAATATATGGTTTCTGTGTGTGCTTATTGTTGAAGGAGCTACTGATAATATATTTGCTATGTCGTTTATTGATAGCCCACAAATCAATAAGTTATACACTTTTCTCTCTGAGTTTGAGAGAGGGTTTATAGGATTTCCTATAATATCTATGCACATAGTGTATTCTCCTCTGCTATCTCTGCTATATTACAAGGAGATTGATACTGAGTTGCTACCGGATGATAGTTTGAATGGTTAAAACATTTGTTGTACTTTGGTTCAACCCTTCTGTTGTAGAACAAGCACCTTGAGTTCACACATTTTGTGCAAGTATCACAGTAATACTTTGGTAGTTGCTGTTCCTTATTCTTTGCTCCGATAACATTGTAGATTGCTGTCATAATTTAATCTCCTTCTTTTGAGTTCTAATATTAAGTTGTAGTTTTGTTTGTAAAGAAAGGGGATTACTCCCCATTATGTAATACAAAATTTAGAAAGGATTTTGTGCATACTGAGCTGGAGTGCCGATTTCCACAGCACACATTATGTCCTTGAATTGCGTGAGCAGGAGCTGAATAGCTCATTTGCTCTTTCAAGACCCAGCAAGAACAAGCTGAAGCAAGGAGTATAACCGAGAGAAAGGTGTGTGTATCTTGACAAAAAATGCTCCAGCTAAGAAAATCCAACTATCACAAATCTACATTTCAATCATTTATACAAAAACATCCTTTTTTAGGATATTGAAATCTCACTAGATAATCTCTTAATATTTTAATTCTTTCCATTTTCCAATCAGCAACTTTAGCCCTGTAAGGGTTTACTATTTTTGCATTTAAGCCGTCTAATAAAGTATCAACTGTACAATAATTAGGGTTTTTATCAATTAATCTTGGTTGATGATGTCCACAAAAAAGAAACGTCTCTGTGCTTTGAACTTCTAAGTATGAATCCAAATCAACCCATTTAACACATAGTCCTGTGTCAATATCTTTGTACAGTCTAATCATAATAATCTCCTACTCTTATTTAAACACTTAGCTTATTGTAATTTTTGCTTTCTTTTGTTATAATCAATATGAAAACAAATGTTGTCAGGACTGTTGTTTTATTCCAGTTCTTCACGACTGAACCTGATACAAATGCTTTCCTTAACCATAATTTAATCTTATCACATTTTTGTGTGTAAGTCAAGCATTTATATCACAATTTTGTAGAAAGCAAGATATGAAAGAATTACAAGCACAAAAATTAAAAGAACTAAGAACTGCTTTAAAACTAACTCAGGAAGAATTTGCTAAGAGTTTGGATGAGGTTAGTAAGAGCTTAATTAACTCTATAGAAAGCAAAGACAGGAATATATCAGAAAACTTAAATCAGAAAATATTTGAAAAGTATCACAGAAACCTACTGGAAGAAATTAACAAAGAAAAATATTGTCAGCATGCTCCTGAGAATATAATCTCAATACCTTTTTATCGTATTGCAGCTGCTGCCGGTAGTGGTACTGTTCTCACAGATGAGCCTGAATGTGATATGATGTACTTTGATAAAAAGATTCTTGAAACAATTATTAAAACTGATAATTATTCTCATTTACATATCATACATGCTCAAGGTGATTCTATGGATAGTGGATGGAATCAACCTGATGATATTAAAGATGGTGATTTCCTTATGATAGATACAGCTCAAACTACAGGTAATAACCAAGTGTTTGTTATCCTTGTTAATAACTCTGAACTAAGGGTTAAAAGACTGTTTAAAAAAGGAGAGACTTTATATATCTCCTCTAATAATCCTAAATACAAAGAAGAAACATATACTCCTGATAATTCTGACTTTGAGATTAAAGTTATTGGTAAAGTTGTTTGGAACTTTAGTAAAGGACTTGTATGAAAACTTTAATACTTCTAATTTTAATTCTTTGTGCTTTACCTAAAGATTTTCAAACATGGTTACTTATATGTGTTACATTTACAATACCTTGTATGCTTATTTGTTTTATTAATGAACAAATCGGATATATAGTAACAGGTATTGTTTTTATATTCCTTATTCTTTGTTACTTCTTTCCAATATTAGATAATATTCTTAAACTATATAAAAATCTAATTAATAAAGATTCTAATTAATTTAAAACTCAATCAGCAATATAATCAACAGCCTGATTAACACACCTCAAAATCAGATAGGATAAGTATTTGAGGTTGTTTAATTTTAAAAACAGGTTCAAAGCCAACAAGGAAAAGGATAACAGCCTGATTTAACAGACTTCCTTATATATTATATATAGTATAGTTTAATTACATTTAATAATAACATCCACTATTAATTAAATATAAGATACACTATAACATCCACTATAATAAATAACAAATAACTAATATTAAATGTAATAGTATCTTTATATAGCATGATATAAAAAAAGCTAGGATAGTTATATCTTATCCTAGCATATAATGATACTAATACACCTCTATGAGGTATATATTTATAAATCTATTATAACACATTTATAGCATTAGTTAGCTGTTCTGTGTTAGTGTGTGTGTATCTCATTGTTGTTTGTATTCTTTTATGATTAGCAAGAGCTTGAATAATAGGTAAGGATACATTCTTTTTTAATAAATCACTACAAAATGTATGTCTGAGTGTGTGTATCGTGATTCTATCATCAAGCTGTAAATCTTTTTTCATAAGATTAAATATATAATAACATTGATTATAAGATATATTAAAGTTCTTATGGTTTATTATAATATATTTAATCTTACTTGATACAGGCATTACAAAATACCTGTTTACCTTCTTATCATAGATATAAAGTTTATCATCTCTATACATTGTTTCATCTAAGCTCAGGATATTATTTATTCTGAATCCGGTATAAAGTCCTATGAGTATTATTTTAGCTAGTTCCCTTTGTTTATTATGTCTGCACCATTGTAACATTTGTATTTTCTCATTATCATCTAAAAACTTATCATTCTGAGATGTTACTTTAAGATAAGTAAATACTGGTTTATGTTCTATTAGTCCATTTTTATAGGCATAGTTCAGAATCTTACTAAAGTATGATATTTTATCATTTATTGTCTTGTTACTATTACCCTTGTTTTTCAGGTACTCAACATATTTATTGATAACTTTGTAGTTTATTCTGTTGATGTCTGCTGAGTACCCTATTACCTGTAATAACTCATTTTGTATTGATGTAATAACCTTGTATGAAGGTGAATCATTGTAAAATACTTTATTTGTTATATTTACTAACTCTTGAAGCTGCATTTTTATGTCCTTAGTTTTTAGTTTGCATTTTGTTTGTGTTGAATCTGTCCTTTAATGTGATAAAAGATAAGTTTTTGCTGTTTATCCATAGTTCTATATAGTTATCTTGTAATGCTCTTAGCTGGTTTATGAGCTGCTTTTTATCCAGTCTTATGGATATGTCCGGTAAAGCTTCTGATATGTTCTTTATGTTCATGCTGCTGTCCTCATATCCTCAAAGCTATATCCTCTTTGAAGTTCAGATTCTAACCAGCTTTTAATGTTAGTATTGATATTTATAACTGTATTATCATATTTTGTATAGTGATAATTTGTTATATTAAGTTTTTCTAAGTCTGATTCTTTTAATTTTGTAGGAATCTCATACTCAATATGCAAAGTAAAATCATCATCAAGTGATACTTCATTTATATCCATAGTTATATTATTGCTAATTTTTTTCATAAAATCAGGTGTAAACTGTTCTATGATAAAATTATCATTGTAATAATATCCTCCAGTGCAGCTGTCATTGTTTAGTTCTATGAGTTTATTAATAAAGTGGATTAATCTGTCCTCTTTATCGTGCATAGCTGTTTTTAAGAATCTATACTCATTTGGTGTGTGATAATCTCTTTTATATTGTCCATAATAATCAAGATAAACTATATCAGGATATATGCCATTTTCAGCTTGCATAAGCTCTATTTTTAAGAATAAGTCTAAGTCTGTTGTATATTTTACTGAGTGCTTTGTAAAATCTGCAAATATCTCATTTTCATCACTGATATAGATATTATCAAAATAATAAGCTGTGAATCCTTCATGATAATCATCTGAATAATAATATAAGCCATGATTATCTTGCATATATTCAATAAGATTTTTTTTTAGTGTTTCAGGTATTTGTGTAAAATCAAAATCATTGTATCTGCATAACATCTCATTTTCAAAGAATGAATCTTTAAAACTATCATAAAAATGTCTGATAAAGTTCTGTAAATATTCATTTTTATCAAAGTATTTTACAGCTAAGTTCTTTTTATGCTGCTGTAGTCCGGAATTAATTTTGTTTTTGATTGCTGTTAGTGTGTGTTCTGTCTTGTCTATGATGTTTATTAATTTATTCATTGTTTTAATCCTCCATTTATTAATCGTTTATTACTTCAGAATCATCAATAGGTATTAGCTCTTGTATTAATACTTCATTGTTTAATTTTGTTTGATGTGTTTGAATCTGTTGTATTACTGTAAATGTTGTGAGACCTATACACCATAATAAAAGTAGTATAATTAATCTTGTATTATAGTTTATTCTTTGATTATGACTTTTAAGTCTTGCATTAGTATAATTAATGTAGTTTAGTTCTGTAGGTATTTGTGTAATCTTTTTATTTTTTATTGCTGTTATCATTGTTTTTATTCTCCTTTTTATAGTTGTTTACTGCTGTTTGATATAGTTTTATGATTTCTTCTTTAGGCATGTAAAATAGATATTTTTCTCCAATTTCTGCACGATATATTCCTAATATTTTCCCATTTTTATGGTCAATTAGTTCTATGCTGTTGTGCATTGGTGAATAAGAGTTAATTACATCAAAATCATTATTTAAAAGTTTTTGTTTAAAATCTTCATTTAATTGTAGATAGAAATTAACATATTTCTGTGAGTTTTCTTGTTTTATGTCTTGTATTAATTCATCATAAAAATTAATATGACAATCAAACAAACATAAAATATTGCTTTCCGGTTTTATTGGGCTTTCGTTGTGTTTTTTAACAAACAGTTTAAAATTACCTATAGTTTTTTGAAATTGTTTAGCTGTTATCATTTCAGGATAGTACAAAGGTCTGTATAAAAAGTTTATATCTGGTCTTTTGTACACTGTTTTTAACACATGTGGTAACCATTTATATTGTTTTAAATAATAATAAGCATAAAACCATAGTTTTGTATTTTCTTCTTTTTTAATATGTTTTAATATAAAATTACTTAATGTTTTTGTAGTTTTTAAGTATTTTGACATATTACATTTATGAAATACTTGCCCTATTCTAAATGTATTACTGATTAAATAATCAGAACTAAATCCATATTGATTTTCTAATGATATATTTTTTAATTCATTGATAAAATCTTGCATTTTACACCTCCACCCATTCAGTGTCTGAAACTGCTTTTCCATTTATGTATGCTTGTCCTTGTCTTGTGTAAACATTAGCAAATGCATTTAGTCTTTCCCTTGTTGTGTTTGTATTCCACCCAGCAAGTGAAATTGTTGTTTTGTCTCCGAACTTTCTAGCAATTTTGTTACCAAACAAATACATTTCAGTAACATCACGCATTACAATAACTTGTGTGTTACTCTCACAAAATGGTGTGTTGTTGTCAAAAGCCTGTTTTGCTCTTTGTGTGATTTGTCTCATGTTGTACCTCTTTCATTGTTTGTAAGCATAGCCAAGCCAAGCCCTAAGAGCTTTTACTTTTGTTGTATGCTGTTGTATTAGTATCATTTAGTATTTATATTATATTGTGGTGTGGTTCAGACCTGACCAATGTATCACCAGTTCAATATATTTTAAACACCTTGTACTTATATTGTATCACATATTTGTATGTGTGTCAAGTGATACATTTTTAAAATATCACATATTTGTAACATTGTTACATTTATTTACAATCAATAAAAAATATAGAGAGTGAAAAGCACATAAAAATATTTGTTTGTGTGTCCTGAATCCGGAAGCAATTATTTTATATTTATATTAATTATTTATTTTATAAAGTGTATTACTTTATTGAAACTAGTGTTTTTATTGAAAAACAAACAACCGGAAGCAATAAATAAAACCGGACAAGGGGGAAGCCGGCAGCCAAGCTCGTTGCGTTAAGGGTCTTGAAAATTTCTACCAAAAATTCAGACAATATAATAGCTATTAGTGGATGTTTTATTCACTAATAGCCAAAATATTATCCAAAATACAGGATTTTACTCCAACTGTTCGGAGGTAGTACATGGTTAGTTATCAGCCAACTTCTCTACAATATTATTTTTCTTATAGCAATACAAATACCTCTAAAATCAATTAAGTATCGTTTTAAGGTATTTATACCTATTTTGAATTTAACCCACGAAATCTCTCAATAACTCAATGAATCCTTTAACATTTTGATTGATTATTCCAAGTCAAACACTTGGATTATTCCAAGTCAAACCAACCAACTTCTTCTTTACCTGAACTTAACCCAAACTCAAGCTCAAATCTCTCAAGTTCTGCATCAAGTTCTTCATCTAATCTTCTCTGAATCTCATCATCAACATCCACTAACAACATATCCAAACAATCAGCTACAGCAATAGCTAATACATCAACCCTATCATCATGACCTAAACTTCCTCTATCCTTTGTTATCCTAGTCATTTGATAGAATAATGAGTATTGTTGTTGTTTCTCCAGTGGATATTGTTTTATACTCTCATAATCATCTTTAATAACCTGTTTATCAACAATCAATTTATGCTGATTCATTACAGGTTCTAGTGTATCTATAATCCTCTTTTCCTTCTGAGTATTGTGTCTAATCTCCTCTACTGCACAAGGATGTATCTTCCTCAGAATAGGATTTAATAATGTGGTAAACATACCATCCATCAATCTTCATCATAGTTCGTTAAGTTATGACCGTTCTCTTGTGAACTGCTATACATTACTGTATAGATGAGACTATCTCTTAGTAGTATTCCACTTTCCAACCTCACTTACCTACTATACCTTTCTTCAATAAGTTTCTAATATTACCACGAGCAATTTGGATATGTTCACTTAATTTGTCTATACTATCAGACACCACCACAGTACCATCTTTATGAGTTGCTTTGACTCTCTTAGCATTAGGTGCTACTTTACCCCACATGTGATTTCTTTCACCCCATTGGTCAACAACACCATTACCTCCAAGAGTAAGGTTATAATTATTATTGTCTTTAATAAAATCTTCATTCACTAATTCAGCTTCTTTCTTCATAGCAAGCTGACGAGAATCATAAATAAATAAAATCTCTCTAATAAAATTTTCTTTGCCATATTTCTTAATGGCATCCTTCAACACCCAACCACTACCTAAATAATTATCATTCAGGTTGTTGGTTGAATGTAAACCTATATAAAACTTACCATTTATTATGTTGGTTGTTTTATATACAATATGATATTTCTTCAATTAAATCTTTTCAGTAGCGAGGTTTTGGAATACTACTGCGACCACTTCCAACCACTTGGTTGTACTTCCATATAGGAATAGTCGTTACACTTTCCCTTTATAGGGCTTAGCTCGGTATTGTCCATATAGGAGTTTCACCGACTTCAATCGCTTTTACTTTGGCAATATCTCTACCAAAGTTTGATTCTATCTTAGCTTTGTTAATATTATATTCCTTAGCAAGTTTAGCCAGCTTTTTCAGGTTATCATTACAATAACCACCCTGTAAACCACCTTGTTTAAGAAGGTGAATATAACCATTCAACACACCAACAATAGCATAAGCCAACTCATCCTTACCTCTACCTGAAGGGTCTATTGCCATTACTTTATAGCTGTAGGGAAGCCATTTAGTGTCAGGTAAAGGAATAGGAGCATAGAACTTATCTGTTCCTATACCATTACAAGGTATGTCTTTGATTATCTGATTAGGAGCTGAACCATAAGCAACTTTCTCAGGAGCTATGTCTTTATCACAATCCATAACAATCAAGTCAGCACATTTTAGAGGGTATCTCTCTATATCAGAGAGAGTTGTGTCTAACATCTGCTGCATAGCAAACTTACTTCTACCTTCAGCTTCAAGTTTCATAATATCTGTTTCATTGAATCTGATAGGGTCAGTAGGCTTATCAACCAGTGTAGGGTCTAGTTCAAGCTTTTGTGCTATGTATGGAGCTAGTTTATCACCATATTTTTCTTGTTGTTGTGGTGTAGGAAACTTAATAGGAAATATTCTTGTTGGTATTCCTTTGTCATACAGTTTGTTATAGATTGATATTTCTGTGTGTGGTGTTCCAAGAAACAACAAACTACCTCTCTGAGCTTGAACAATCTGTCTGAACTCAGTAACAGCTGATTCTGTATGCTCTCTTTTAACCTGTGTATCACAGTTCTCAGAAGTCTCAATATCATCAGCTATAATATGAGTAGCTCTGTTTCCTGTTAAGTTACCAAAGATACCAACAGCCTTACAAGAAGGTTGTATCTTGAATCCAGCCGGTCTAACATCAAAAGATAGTGCATTATCTCTCTGTTTATCAGTAGGAATTAAGTAGTTTAAGAAGGGAACTATGTCTAAAAGACCTCTAGTAAACTTCATAAACTTCTTAGCTTCTTCTTGGTTAGAACCAACATAAATAATTTGAGTGTTTTCAGGGTCTCTATCCAACAACCAAGCATTATAACAGCCTGTAATTGTTGATTTAGCTACACCTCTGAATCCATTAATGATGAGGTCAGATTCCCTATATTGCAGCTCATCAGCTATAGCATATTGAATCTCTGTTGGAGAAGGAAGGTTTATATATTTGAATACAACATATAAAAAGTTTTTGAAATTCTCTTTGCATTTAGCATGAGTAGCTGCATCTATAAGGATTCCTGTCATTTAGCAGGTCTTAGAGGAAGTATGTTATCATCTTCAAAAGGTAATCTTTCAGTTAAATCCTGAAGTCCTTTATGTTTATTAGGAGCTGCTTTAAGATTCTGATATTGAACAAACTTAAAGATAACCTCCAAATCTTTAGCAGAAGGTTCATCTTGTTTAAGTTTATCAATCATAACATCCACGAACTTATCATATAATTCTTGTTCTTTATCCATCTAAATCTCCTTAATCTTCAGGTAGTACCAGCCAATCTTGTTTCTGAGGTATTTACCAACCTCCTCAACCCCTTTCAAATTGATGTAAGGAAGATAATTAATATCTATCTTACCGGCAGAGGAAGTTTTAGGGTTCTTTCTACCAAATTCAGCATGTGTTATGCAATCTGATGGCTTTAAGCCATATACTGTGCATAATTGTGCTGACAGGTTACACATAGCTTCTACCTGTTTCTTTGTTGGAGGAGTGTTTATATCTTTTCTACAGCAAATAGCAACACCAATTCTGCCGGTGTTACCACCACCACAATGAGCTGCATATTTACCATCTGTGCAGTTTAGGTTATCACTGGGTTCATATTTACCCCTGTGTACTCCTCCTTCACCATCAATAAGATAATGATAGTGCTGTAAATCAACAGAACAGGGTTTGTAATTACCAGCTGTCCAGTGCATAACTATATTTTTATACATATTAATAACCCATTACTTTATCTAATTTGTGTTCTATTCTATTCAGTTGTGCTTGCATTTGTTCTATTGCATCTTTAGGAGCAGCATAAGCAGCCATTCCTTCAAAAGTTACGAAAATACGACAGCTAATCAAAAATTGAATAACTGCAAATGCCGTAACCATAACTAATACAGCTTTTCTATCCATTTTTATGAGTTCCTTTTTTCCAGCCATTAAACTTTTGAAAATTATCAACTGAATGAAACATCAACCATCTTGTGAAAGCTGGTACATTAGCAACAAACAATAATCTTTCAAAGACTTTATCTGCTAAATACCTATCATTATTAACATAAAATTTATTTTCACAAAGAACATCATGAACCATTGAAGGAATTAAGAATCTAGGGTCAGTCTTAGCTCCTACCAATCTCCAAAACATTCTAGGTATTGTTGCTCCATCCCATCTGTACCCTTTAGGGATAGGGAACTTGTATATATTTTCTTTATATTTAATTGTTACTTCAATCTGATTTAAACAAACAAAAGGGAATCTATTTATTGTTTGTTTCTCAAGTGTTGTCATTGAAGGAAGTATTGTACTCATTCTAACGATTGGAGCTTTATCAAAATCAATCTCCAAATCTTTATCTTTATACCAGTTCATTTAAGTGTCTCCCTTCTGACCTAAGCACTTTCCTTACACCATCTTGGAGGTATTTAAGTTTAGATTTCAGGAAGTTCATATTCTCTGATACATAAATTAAAAACTGATTTTCTTTGTAAGCATCAAATACTTCTATTTTTTTACCTTTATACATACCCCACATATATTCTCCATAAGCTCTTTGTTTAACTTCTTTGAGAATCCCAAATGAGACATTATTTACAGGTTTTATATCCATTTCAAAACCTCCAAGTCCAATAAAACTCTATACTATCTAACGTTGTATGAAAGTGATTTAAACAGAACTGCCAAATATTATTCAGCAGCTCCATTTATCACATCTCCATAAAAATCTTTTTCTTTTTGTCTTTTACATTCTTCAATGAACTCAGCAGTAACAGCAACTTGTCTGTTCTGTGTGCCGTCAGCATTGTATGTGATGATAGGATAGCCAACTGTCAAATGATTCAAAGTATCATTCAGGAAATCTTCTTCCATACCAGTCAGATTATGAACAACTCTTGATACATAGCCTAACGAAGTATTAAAGAACTTTCTTGCAAAGTTGTCAGGGTTATCAACTATTTCTAATCTTTCAACCCACTTTGTTTTTGTTTCGGTATGATGCTTTTGTACCTTGATAGTTTCTCCTGTTATCGGGTCAATTTCATCAACCATAATAGGCTTTGTATAATCATCAACTTCAATAGTTTCTGTTTCTCCAGTAGGTTCTCCAGTTACAGGGTCAATAACAGGAACAGATATTGTTTTCTTTTCCCATTCAAGAACTTCTACATCATATTCAATTTCTTCCTGAACTTTAATCAGAAGTTTTCCTTGTGCATTGGCTTCACAAGCCATATTAAAGTAATCATCTTGTGTATATAGTTTTTCCATTACACTTTCCCCTTTCCTATTGCTATATAGTTTCCGTCTGCTGCTGGAGTAAACTTAGAAGCTGTATTTGTACCAGTAGTGCCAACTCCAAAGACTGCATAGCTATCACCATCAAAGAACTCCATTGGTAAGTTCACATCTACACCTTGCTCGCAAGCTCCTCTGATAGTAAGTGTTTGGTCAACTCGTTGCTCTGCTACTGTCAAACCATTTTCCTTATGTTCAATAACATCAGACCATTTGTTTGACGGGAGTGTGAAATCATCTTCTCCGATAGTGTAATAGCCATTATATCCTTTTTGTTCAAAGAGGTCTTTTACTCTATCTCTATAAAGTTTATCAACTATTTTTACATAATTTTGACCTTCTGTATATGGTATTTTAAGGCAAGGTTGATAAACTAGGTCGCCGTTGATGTATACTTTAAATGAGTTTAGGTCGATAGAACCTTTAAATACTTTTGTCGAGTTATTATTCTCTGTTCCGATATATAGCGTTGTGCTATTTAAACTATAAAGTGATGTGTTTGTCGCTGAGCCCAACAAGGCATAAGAACCATTATTAATTTTTATATAAGCTTCTACAGCAGTATTATTTAAAACTATTTTTAACTGATATTTATTATTCAATATAGCCTGTTGCGAAGCATTATATAAAATACTATCTGAAGAATTTCTTATATTAACTGTAATGTAACCACTTCCATTTATTGTACTCGTTAAAAACAACCCATTATTATAAGTTCCCAATAAAAATACATACTGCGCCTCGCTTGATGTTGCAGAGTATTCAAAAACGGGAGTTTCTAAAATAAAAGGTTTATTTGAGATATCAACAGTAGTTGTTATATAATTACTACTACTAAACCCACTCGCAATCCCCTCCTCACTAATCGTAGGATTGCCGACAACAGTATAATTATCCGGCTTAACCGTATCTATACCTGTTTTGTTACCATTAAATACCTCTACTCCGTCAACTGTGATTGAGAATTGTTTGAGGTCGATAGAACCTTGCCAATAATATTGAGTAGGTGAAGAAGCATAATAATTAGTTATTTCTTGAGTTGTTAAAGTTACATTAGTAGTAAAATTACTTGTTACGCCGTCAACGGTTATCTTATAACTTTGTGTTGTAAGTCCTATCGTAACTTCATATTCAACTATACTTCCTGTGTTAAAATCTAAGCTTTGGTTTAAAATTCTTGTGAAAACATTATTTTTGTAACAATCAAAATAAACTTTTTTAGTACCGATGTCAAATACTAAACTTTGTAATACAGTATTAGATGTTGTTCTTGTTGCATTTGTATCAAATATTCTTCGAACCCCTGTTGTTTCACCTACAATACCTTTACCTTTAAAAGTAATCGGTTTGTCAGTAGAAATATTTAATTGTTTATAGACTTGGTTACTACCACTAAACCCACTCGCAATCCCATCCTCCGTAATATTAGG